TCAACGATGCGGTCCCAGCAATGCGTTCCAGCCATACGCCAGCAGTGCAAGCATCGACGCGGTCAGCAAGCTCTTCCAGAATGCCCAGTCCTCTCGGCTGACAAATTTTCCCGTGACATCCTGGAGACTTGCACGGAAAGTTTCCGCCTGACTGGCCAAGGCCAGGGTAAAGCGATCCGACATGGCCCGGAACGACGCATCCAATTCAGCGTCGCGGGTACCAAGCTTCTCGACAGCGGCGACGACGTATCGCATCTGCTCTTCGAGCCGGGCAAGACGGTCCACAAGCTCATCGGTCATCGGCGGGTTGGATGCTGGGTTTGACGTCATCGAATATCTCGTCCACGCGGAAATGAGGGAGATTTCCCTGGCAATTTCACCCCTGTTGTGCCGATCGCACTACGGCGTAGCAGAAACTGCAATCGGCGTCGTGGTAGCCGCCAACGGATAGTTCAACGCCCATGCACTGCCAAGATCGCCCGCGATGTTCCAGTCCAACAGTGGCGCCAGCGTCGAGTAGTTGTCATAGACAGCATCGCCCCGAAAGATGTTGTTGGGGCCATAGCTGTAGAAAAATAGAAGGCCTGCCTGCGCGTTCGTCGGCGCTGATGCAAGGGTGATTTGCAGATGCGTGGCATCAATACGTGCACACGCGATAGCGGCGATGATGGGGCCCGGCGAAGCCACACTGCCGCCGTCCATTACCGAAAAACCTACGCCCGTTACCGCCTGAAACGGCACGATCAGGTCGTTGCCGGCGTCGTGCGTGATCGTCACAATGATCGTCGTGCTATTCGCGATTTCCTGATATACATGCGAGATATGGGGCCCTCCGATCATGGGGATACCGGATGGGATCGAGGTTTCCGTATCGCCGCCGGTTGCTGCCAAGACGGCACGCGCCGCCACTGGCGCCGCCAGCCGACCGAAGCGGATATTGTCCGTCGCGTCGCGGTGCAGATAGTCACCCGTTCCCTGCGTGAACACACCGTTCGTTGCGTTCCACGTTCCACCACGCGGATTGCTGTCCGATGTCTGAGGCAAGCCGATGAAGGCGTTTGCGCCGGGCATGTTGGCGAGGTCTGCCGCCGCCTCTCGCACCATTTGCATTCCGCCCGGGCCGCCTGAGCCAAACGGTATCGCGTTCCATAGCATCAAAGGCAGCGACGCAGCGCTGCGCGAAACCATCGCCCGCACCTTAGCCAGAAGGTTAATCTGCGCGTGTTCGAAATCGGTTTTGTCGCTGTAGGCGCGGATGCTGTCCGTCTCGGTCCAGGGCCAGATGATCAGCGCAAGGTCCGACAGATCGTCAGCGGCGGTCGAGGACAGAACCACTTGTACGCCGGTACTGTCCAGGCCGAGCGCCCAGCCTGCCGGATCGCTGCCGTCGCCCGGGTCCTCCAGGAAGCTACCGGGATAGACGGCCGTCGCATCGCTGGCGCTGAAAGGCATGTTGCTGATGCCGTGTCCGCTGACACAGGTGGCCGATCCACTGCTGCCCCAGGTGCCGATCACGTTATAGGCCAGCGCCCCCAGATGCCAGGCGATGCCCTGCGCGAGCAGATGCCATGCGCCGTCACCCAGCGAATACCCGGCATTACTCTGGCCCATGACCAGCAACTGAACGCCCCTGCGGATGCCGCGCGTCCAGCGTGCCGCGCAGGACAGGAGCGTTGTGATATCGCTACCCGCCAGCGCGCGCGGCCAAATCGCCGCCTCGTGAAACCAGCACTGCGCGGCACCGTAGGCGGTCCCACTGTGCAGGAAGAGCAACGGCGCCGTAACAGCGGATGACAGCGGATTTGAGGCCGATGACGTCACCTGCGTCCCATCCAGCCACACGGCGATCCCTGTTCCGGGAGTGTTACAGATGATGATCGAATGCGTATGCCGGCGCTCGAGTGCGCTGGTTATGATGGTCTGCGATGCCCCCGGAAACAGGATCAGCCGTGAATTGGCACCGGCGGTCGAGTCGGCTGCCAGGATTACCGTCGCGCCGGATGTCAGCAGGGCGATCTCAGGCGGCAGCACGCTTCCGCCCTGCATGTAATTCGGCCGTGACCAGACAAAGTAGACTGTCCAGCCGGAACCTGAACCGATGGACATCGACGGCAAAGAGAAGCCGGTATCGACGTCCAAGAACGGCAATAGCCAGCCCGTACCAGAAGGCGGCACGCTGGGCGGCACGATAGTGTTCAGGCCGATCCCGCCCAAGATGCCGTTGAGACGCGGTGTCGCCTGTGGTGCAGTGCCGCTGCCCGCGTAGTGATAAACGGCAAGCGTCGTGCCGACACCAGACTTGTCCGCAACGCCGGCCGCAGCGTTGTTCCATCCCGGCAACGGGTTGCCATTGGCATCCACCAGACTGGCGTAGGTGCTGGCATCCCACCATCCACTGAGACCAGCAATGGCTGTCGGATAAGGACCTGTATACGAAACACCACTCGACGCATTGGCATTCGCTCGCCAGAGAGCAGCGACACCGGGCGCGACCATCATCGTGTGGTGCGCGCCGGCCTGCGCGATGCTCGGCATCAATCTATCCCTTATGTCGCCGTGATGGTGTAGATCGACACATACTGCGTCTGCACGTTCCCGCTGGCGTCAAGCGCCTGGAACCACAGATGCCATGTGCCAGCGGTTGCCGGCGCGCTGATGTATCCGCCATAGTAGTAACCAGGATAACCAGTCTGCCCGAGACCCGGGTTGTAGACGGATAGGCCGGTTTCCCATCCGCTGGTCGGAGGCACAGTGTTGCTTGTGCCATAGGCAAACTGCACCGAACTCGGTGTCGCGTGCGATCCGCCGGCGGCTTCGACGTTGGCATTGACATTGACGCCATTGCCAGCCGATCCGTGCGCCCAAGACACATTCGCTCCGGGCAGGAAGCCTTCCGTGAGCAGATAGTTCGTCGTGCTGACTGTCGTGGTGGCCGTCCACGCACTGCTGCCGCCCGCATTGACCGCCAATACTTCGAAGTCGTAACTCGTGTTGCGCTGGAGGCCGGTAACCGTCGTGCCAGTAGTTACGATCCCGGTGGTTGTCGTCCACGAATTGAGGCCACTGACGCTGTAACGCACACTGTAGGTCGCAACCGCTCCGCCCGAGGACGGTGCTGACCAGGACAAAGCCTGCGTCGAGCTGGTTGAAAGACCGGCGGCCAGAGCGGTCGGCGTTCCAGGCGGCACCATCGGAGTTGTTGCGTTTACGGTGGCGGTAAAGGCAGAGGTCCCGCCAGCGTTTACGGCCGCCACTTGCAAATCGTATTGGGTGTTGGCAGCCAATCCGCTGATCGTAGCGCTAGTGCCAGTGATTCCCGTCTGCTGCGTCCATCCGCTGCCACCGGTCACGCGCCACTGCAGTGTGTAGGTGTTGACGGCGCCCCCCGATGTCGGCGCCGACCACGAAATCGCTACGGTCGTCTGTGTTACCGTGCCAACAGTCGGCGCGACCGGCGTGCCCGGCGTCATTATCGTTGTGGACCCTGTGGCTGTAGCGCTCTGTGCACCATTGCCGGCGCTGTTGACCGCATAAACCGAAAAATCATATCCCGTGGAGGCCGTAAGGCCCGTCACGGTTTCCGAGGTACCAGAGACATTCGTAGCGGACGTAATCCACCCGGACTGACCGGTGACACGGTACAGAACCGTGTAGCTCCCAGCGGGGCCGCCTGATGTCGGTGGGGACCATGACAGGTTCATGGTTGTCGCAGTAGAATTGGACGTCACGAGTCCGGTGACCTGGCCGGGTACAATGGTCGGTGCGGCGGCGGTGGTTGCATTGACAATAGCGCTGGCCGGACCGTTTCCACCCGCGTTCGATCCAATCACTGCGATATCATATTCGGTGCCAGCGGCGAGGCCGAAGATGGTGGCGCTGGTCGTCGTCGCGACCATTGACGTCCAAGGATTTGTACCGGTCTGGCGATACTGCACCGTGTAGCTGGTCGGCGCACCGCCGGACGGTGGAGCAGACCACGTTATAGCGACAGTGGAATAAGTGATCGTGCCGGTCGTGAGACTTGTCACCTGACCGGGCACCGGCGACGCCAGCGGACCGGACATCCACGCGTAGGTCAATGTACCACCGGAGTAGGTAGCACACGTCACCTCGGCCATCTGTCCGGACGCAAGTGTGTTGATGCCTGAGGTCGTCACCACACCACTGTCAAAGGTCACGCTGCCTGACGATGCATTGACCACGGTGCAATTGAACCCACTTCCCTCGTCGCTTGAGTGGGTCAGGGTCAAGCCGGCCTGCGATACGATCAGGATCCGACCGTTATGCACTGAAGCATCCAATGTGGTATTGACGGTGATCTCCACGACCGGCTGCCTGTATCCAGGCAAATGGCCCTGTATCCAGGTCCACAATGCGGCGAGGGTTTGCGCGACCATCGTGCTCGTGCCCTGTCCGACCGGGAAGATGTCGGTATCAGCTGCTGGCCCGGCCGCCGCAAACTCGTCGATTGTTTCACCCCCGATAAGGTTTGCATAGGTGATGGCATGATCCACACCATCCTGACTCACCGCTATCAGATCGGTCGCTGCCAGCGCGCTGACTTGGCTCAGTGCAGCGATACTGTCGGCGCTTCCGGACGCGACGCTCGCACTGCCGGGGTTACTCGCCGCGGATATGACGCCAGAGTTGTCGATCGTTACATTAGCGCCAGCCGAAAACAACCCACGCAACAGCGACAATTGCAGCAGCATCGGCGTGCCGCTGCTATTCAGAACGGCCTGGTCGGTCAGCTGAAGCGTCGTCTGAGGCGGAAACGATGCGTGATCCGTTCCGTTTGCCTCTACCGCGCTTGCCGAAAGCGCCAGACCGGCCCCTATTGCGATCGGCTCCGGGCCGCCGGCCCCGGGACTAACCCGACCGAGTAAAGATCCTGTCGGGGCAACGACCGCCGGCTGGGTGCCCGCGAGCAAATTGCCAACACTGACTGAACATGTCGCGCCAGCCTGGCTAACCAGCACTTCGTCGGCCGCGGTGACCGACGTCGTGACGGGTAGTTGATTTATAGTCGGCATGATCGCCTTTCACGGCAAGAGGTGGCGGCGACGCTTGACGTCGTCTTCCCGGTTACGATCCGACTCTGCACCACCAAACAGACGCCGAGGCGTTCCACTGGGCGGAGAATCCCCCGCCTGCCGCCAGCGCCGCAGGTGGCGTCTGTACATCCGATGTCCCACCTGAGCCATCCCTCACCGTCAATGCAGTGATGGTGACCTGAGAGCTGACACTCACGACTTGGCCGTTAGCAGGAGAGGGAGGCAATTCGACAGTTAGCGCACCTAGTGGCGAACTCCCGAGAATTCGATAGTCCGAAACCCCGGCTGCTATGGCAATCGTGCTTCCCGATGACGGTGTGGACGAAATCATTGCCTGCCGTTGGAGCGTTCCGCCAACGGTCAGATTATGCAGAAGAGCCAGGCTCCCAGTAGCCGTATCGATAATGAATGGGACGTCGGTCAACGTGCCGGGTATGACGCATCTTCCAAATACGAGGTTCGTCGGAGAGCCACCGACGATCCAATTCGCTGCTCCCCCTTCGGAAAAATTGAGGTTACCACCCCCTGCGGCTGAGTTTATTGTGAACTCAACGTTGACAGAAGAGTTGTTTCCGAATACGAACGACCGTCCGTTGAAGTTCAGATCTCCGGTGGTTGTATTAAATGAAATATCGGGCGGATTTACGTTTGATTTATTCCCAAAAATAGCATTTATGTTTTGTTGGCTAGCGCTAACAGCTGCAATGCAGGCGTAACCCGTGTTTGCCACAGCAGTAGTGTTCTGAGTCGTGCCGGTCAACGCAATGCCATAGCCGGAAACGCCATTGACAACATTGCTGGTTACAAGGTTTGGAGCATTCCCTTGCGAGCCTAGGCTATTAACTATGATGCCGGTTTCCGAGCCAGAAAAAGCCCCGATAATTTGATTTGCGACGATCGAAGAATTATTGCACTCTTCGAGGTCAATCCCCGCCCACGTCGCGGCTGTCAGCCCAAATCTGAGAAAGCTGCAATTTTCGATCTGCACAAATCCGAGCCATGAAGCCAAAATGTCTCTGTAGGAGGCGTTCAATGTGCAGTTAACGACGTTGAGCGCTTCACCAGTGAAATATGTCTGGAAGCTTATGCTTTCACCAGCGGTAATTTGTCCTGTTGTCGGTTGGTTGATCGTGATGGCCCCAGTACTGGTGTTGATATTCAGAACGCCGTTGGTGCTTCCGATCCGCGATTGCGGCGTAATGCCATTGCCGTTGACGATAGACCCATTTGAGGCCAGTAGGGCCGCTGCGTTAGCGGGCGACAAGTAGATCGTTGAACTTCCAGCCGCCACACTGGATGCCGCAGGATAGATCGTGGCGGCCGAGGCTCCTTGCCAGTTTATCCCCCACCAATCACCGATGATGGCGCTGTTTTCAACGAATATGCCCTGGATGTAGCCTGTGGCGCTAATGCCCGTAGAAAATCCCTGTATGTTGCTATCTGTGATGTCTGTTTGCACGCTGAACATCGACGAACTTGAGCCAACGATTGAAATACCGCAGTCTGTTCCACCTCCCGATGCGTTGGGGCCCAGTATGTTGACATTTCTCAGCTCGAAATTTGTGGTATCCTGCAGGAAAATTCCGGTGGACCATGCATTAATGCCTGGCGATGAGCCGATAATGGATACGTCCGACAAACCGCTGTTTCCGAAATAGCTGACTCCTTGCGTCGAATCCACAATAATGGAGAGTCCGACATTGGATTGCGCCGGGGTCATCTGATTTCGCACGATACTGAGGTCAGATATCCTCGCGCCCGCCCATACGCCGACGGCACGTGTCAGAGTTATCACCAGGCCATTTGTCGAGCCACTGAAAAGAAGCTTTGTGTTGCCAGCGCCGGCGCCCCGAATATTCACAGAAACGCCAGCAATCGTCTGCGCGAGCGGACTGCTGATAACATAGGTTCCCGACGGTATGTATCCCGTACCACCACTCGATCCCACCGCCGTCAACCAGTGCTGCAAGGCCACTGTATCATCGGTAACGCCGTCGCCCTGTGCACCGTAATCCTTTGCGTTGAACATATCAGCAAATCTGGTCGCCAGCGTTCTGGCCGTTGTACCACCAGTTGCGACGACTGTTGATGCAGATGCGTTACCCGTAGGAGATAAACGAGCACCGATAGCAGCACCCAAAGTTGTCGCAGTGCCGGTATCGCTTGGCGTGACATCACCAGACGTGAAATTGACACCTGCCGGTGCCAAGGACAGATTACCGCCAGTAAGTTGGAGGCCTCCCCCGGATAGTAGGCTCACCGCTGTGAACTGGCCACCATTCGCGCCAAGAAGCGAGGTCGTTGGCAGAGAAGAATAAACGGACTCCACCGCGCTATCGACGTACTGCTTTGGCGCGGCCTGCAAAGATGTCGTCGGATTACCGGACAGTGTGAGAGTACCGGTCATAGTGCCACCTGCTAGAGGCAGCGATGTAAAAACCTGACTGTCGACATAGTGCTTTGTCGCGGCCTGGGTCGATGCCACTGGGTCGCCAGGGAGCACCAGCACGCCGGTCATAGTGCCACCAGCGATCGGGACGGCTGTGCCCACCTGGGCGTCAACATATTCTTTGGTCGCTGCCTCTAATGGTGTCGTCGGGTCGGCTGCCAATGTCAGCGCCCCCGCCATTGTACCACCTGCAATCGGCAGCGCCGCCGCCGCCTGCGTATCGACATATTGCTTGGGCGCAGCCTGCAAAGGAGCGGTGGGATTTTCTGCCAGCGTCAAACTGCCGGTCATCGTGCCGCCAGCAATCGGCAGTGACGTCAGCACCTGGCCATCCACATAATGCTTCGTCGCTGCCTCGCTCGAGGCTACCGGATCGCTGGCGAGCACCAGGAGCCCGGTCATAGTGCCGCCCGATATCGGCAGGGCCCTACTCACCCGGGCGTCGACATAGTCCATCGTCGCGGCTTGTAAGGGTGCCGAAGGGTCCGCAGCCAGCGTGAGCGTACCGGTCATCGTGCCACCGGAGATCGGCAGCGCTGCACTAGACTGCGCATCGACATACTGTTTCGGCGTTGCCTGCAGCGCAGCCGTTGGATTTGACGCGAGGATCAATGCACCGGTCATTGTGCCGCCCGCCGTCGGCAACGTTCCCGCAGCGAAGTCGGCAAGTTTCTGACTGCGGGACGCGCCGGTCGCTGTCACCAACATTTGCGACGCGTCGACGCCTGGTACACCCGACAGACCACTGACAAACTGGCCGTAGGGAACGGCCGTGTTAACACCGGCCTGACCCATCGCAACCAAGTCGCCAACGGCAGGAACGGTGCCTGCGGGTAGGGAACTTACGACGTATCCGGTGGTAGCGGAGAGTGTCCCGCTGTTGATGATCAAATTGGTCCCGACACTGAGCGTTTCAGGTGCACCCGTGCCGCTTGATGCCCGCCCAAGAATCGTGCCGCTAGGAATTGCCAGCGTGGGCTGCAAACCAGCTATGACTTGCCCACGCGTCACCTTGACAACGACACCACTCTGACTGGCCATCATTTCGTCAGTGTCATAAGACGCTGTTGCGGGGGCGAGTTGGTCGATGGTCGGCATGCGTAGCTTAACTCCAGACGGAGTGGGATTGCATCAGTTCGACAGGATCGGGTTGCCGTTCTGGTCAGTGATAGCTTGACCAGTATCAGTCTCGATCGCAGCAGCCGGGACGGCAGGCGTGGACAACGAGAGAACCGGCAGAAGAATGCTGCGTTGAATCGTGCGACCGTTAATTGTGCCGATTATCACCGTCACGGTATAAACAGTGCCTGCCTGCCCCTCCGACAGCCAGAATACTGCAACGGGTCCATCTGCCGTCGTTGATATGAGCGTTAAGTCACCTGGATTTGCTGGGCTGATTGTTGCGTCGAGCGTTAATATCGAGTCTCCATCATTGCCAACGAAGGCAGGTGAGATATCGAATTGATAGTCCAGAACGTCCGCCGGATCCTTGGTGGGCCAATTGAGGGGAGGCGGTGCCGATGCGATTGAGCCACGGGGAACCGGAATGAAACTATCCAGCCGTACAGTGCGGGCACTGCTTGGCTTCCAGACATGCGACGCTTGGGATGCCATGGCTTGCTCCGAAATTGAGCGATGCAACTACGCCTGTGTCGTTGCGTTTGATTTACGCTAGACTGGGACTAAGGCGTTGTTGGTAAATAACTGAATCAGTCGAAATCGCGCACGATCCCCTCAACGTCATGGTCCGCGAAGGCGGACCATCCACGCCTTGCGGTGCTGGTGGCGGCAGAGGCGTGGATGGTCGGCCTTCGCCGACCATGACGGCCGGATGCAGCGACGGTGCCAATACTGTAGCGTCTATTTGCTGACGGCCCCTAATTGCCGGGTCCGGTACGATCGACGGCCTATCAATTGTCGCCGTTATGGACTTGGGTAAAATTCTTCCCGTCGCAAATCCAGCCGGAGGGGATTCCCACGACGTCAGAGGCGTTGACGCAAAAAAAGATCGTGATGGAACATAAGGCCTATGTCTCTGTCAGCGGGCAATGTCCGACGACAACGTCGTGATCGACCCGGGCGGGACCTGCTGCCTGGGTCTACCATCTGACGATTACCAGGCCAGGGGCGCCGGTGGCTCCTGGCTGTGCAGTATTGCTACCGAGGCCGGTCCCCGATCCGGACGCTCCACCACCGGGCGCCTGCCCGTTGAGCGCGTAGCTCGTTGCCACGCAGGTCGTGCCGCCGCCCAGAGCTCCGGAACCACCGGCACCACCGATGTTGTTAAGTCCGTTGCCACCCGAACTGCCCGCAACATTGATATCACCACCGACTCCGACACCCACTGACGACGCACCAAGCCAAGGGCTGCCAATAGTCGCCAGGGGATTAAGGCCCCCACCTGTCGCGGATACATAATTGCCAAAGCTGCTGCTGCCGCCGGGCCCAGGCGCTGAAGCGTTGCTCCCGGCAGTCCCGCCGGCTCCCACCGTGACCGGGATGGATTGTCCAGGCGTCAGGCCGGTGATCCGCAGGCGGGCATATCCCCCGCCCGAGCCGCCACCGCTTGGTACCGTGGCCGTCGATGCGAACGAACCGCTGCCGGCGCCCCAAACCTCGACCTCGACTTGCGATACACCGGGTGGCACGACGAAGGTGCCCGACGAGGCCAGCGATTGAACGCCAGAGGCAAAGCCTGGACGGAGAACCGGTAACTTCCAACCAAGAAAGGGCGCGCCCGGCAATACGGTAATGGACGCGGCCGTGATGGCCGACTGGCCGTAAGCCACGGTGATCACGTATAAGCCGACCCAGCCATTGTCGACTGGCGGCGTCGCTTGCGTTCCAGCGTTTGCCGCTGCTCCGGCCTTCAACTGAAGTTGGACGCATTGAGTCCGCACGGTGTTCTGCGCGACGCCAGAGTTGGTCGGGCCGCTATAGGGTTGCGAGGGATTAGCCGCATTGTAGTAGGGCAGGACCACCGGATCGCCGTCGGCTTCAAGCAGGGCCGCCTGTATCAGAAAGTTCGTGGCCTGGCCGGATGACATAGGAGGTGTGATTGTAAAGCTGGTCGACTCGAGATTGATACCCATCTTAATCAGCGGATCGGTGGTATCTGCCGCAAGCGATCCGTAGGCCAGTGCGTCGACCACTGAAAGTTGCGTAATGCTGCCCGATCCGACGGTAATATTCAACGATGCAGGTGTGGTGGGTGTGCAAGCCAGACCGTCGACGACGGTGCTCGTCCCGATAACCAACTGCGCCAGGTAGCCCAAGGCGATCATCGTATTGCGGTTCAGCGACAATAGGTCGCTGTCGAGCGGGATGGCACCGGGGTAAACGATGTTCCTGTTCATGAATCCTCGTGAATGTTCATAGGCCCACTAGAAGTGCAAAATAGTCGGGCTAATTCTCGATGCGCGTCCACGCAATAGACGCCACAGGCAACACATTTGCTATGCAGCTGTTAATGTCGCTGTCGGTCACTTGTCCCTGGACCATTGCCAAACTCGCATATTCAATCGCACCTATGCCATAGGCGCCAATCGGGCAGCCCCATCCAGACACCAGTGCAATTCCGCTACCGGTCGGCCGATACGCTGTAACGAAACACTGAAACGGGAGCGCCATACTGCCCCAGCCGCCAGCCACACAGTAACCGACACCACCAAACGTATAACCGCCCGTATCCGATGTTCGCATCGGCTCAAAAATCGCTGGCGGCCGCCCGGTCAGATCCCGCACAGCGCTGATGATGGCCTGCCGTGTGCCATGCTCTGCGAGCAAACCGCCTTGGATTAGCAGACGAAACGCATCGTCACTTTGACCGGAGCGACGTTGCAGACGGCTGCCAAAGAAGTCACTCGCAATGATATCAAGCCAGACATCAGTCGCTGTCGCAATGCGCGTCTGCGTCTGAACATAGAGAAGGAGGGAGTATATCCAGGACCAGGCAGACGCGAGGCCAGAAAGCACGCCATCCAGGATGGGGGTCGAGTCAGCAAACCAGCGGATAGGCAAAACCGCCTTCATTCGGCCGACCATGTCCGACTGATCACCAGTCATTTCAGTTTACCGTCACTGCGCCAACTTTCACGACACCATTAGCCGGTGGAACGATGTCAACGGTGCCGCCATTCAACTGGACCTGCGTGACGTTCGCTATCGAACTGGACACGTCGTACGCGATTTGACTTATCCGACTGATCGGCAAGGAAGTGCCGATTGGCAGACTGTTGATATAGCTCGTTAGGGTCGTCGCGACAGGCGCGGCCAAGATCGAGCTAGTCGTGCTCCCGGAAACGGCAAGGGTCAGGGTGACATTAACCACCGTGACAACGGGGGGCTGCATCGTGAAGATCGAACCAATAGGTCTGACTGCATCGACCGCGGTCTGCACGGTGCTGAGCAGCGTCGCGGATGGATAGCCGGAACCATCATCCACTGTCACCACGAAGCAGCCCATCTGGGTTCCTCCTGCAGGATTTTGATTCTCCTGTATAGCATAGACCAGTCCTTGCTGGACACTGCTCACCGCATAGCCAACAGCCAAAACGGTCGCTCGAGAACGGCTGTTGATGTAGTTTTGAAAGCGCAAGCGAAAGGCCGCATCACTTTCAGCATTCAAACCATTTTCAAATGCCGCTGAGTTGCTTACGGCATCGACCCCTGGTATGGCGGACGCCAGCAGTGTAACTGCCCCACCTTGGACGTTGCCGGCGGCCCCCGCAACTTGAGCGACCACCGGAACATTTATCGAGCTCACGGTCGACGCCATCACGTAGCCGTTCTGAGCGGAACTCCAAGCCGAGTTCGTAGTGTCGATGCTCACTGCAAAAGTCTGGGTGCCATCCGATGTTCGGACCAGTGCTCCCGCCGGCACCAACGCAGTACCAACCACCGTAAATCGGGTAAAGGTGACAATGCCGGTTGCCGCCACGGCCGGCAATCGTGTCAATCCGAAGTCTGCCATCCAAGTATCGAGATCAGTCCCGGTGCTTGTCGCGGCCCGCGTTGTCTGCAACACAAGCAGGATTAGCCACTGCATCCACAGCGCGATGGAAGCATTCGCCTCCAGTATCGCGCGGAGCGTCGAGCCAACCGTCAGGTCTAGAAGTTGCCCAGCGGCTGACTGAACGGACGCAGCCATATTCTGCATCAATGTTGAGAAATTTTGTAGCGAGAGCTGCATATCTCATCCATTGACTGAGAAGGATAATAGCTGAGTCTGTCCCGACGCAGCATCGACATACAAAATTTCTAGGAAGACCGTGCCGGTGCCGTCGGACGGACTGAACTGCACGGTAATAGTTGGCTCTGGCGTTCGAGAGACAGTCGTCTCCTTGAATATCTGGCTACGTACAACTGCCTGAATCTGTGACGCATTCGCCGGTTGGCCTATGAACTGCGCAAGGCCGGCGCCATACCCGATTTGCCATATGTAGTCGCCAGCATTTGTCATCAGGCGGCGCAATACGCGTTGCTGGCCCAGCTGTGACCCGCTCACAAGCGCGAGATCGCCGGTCGGACCGATAGACAGATCACTGCCCCATTGGAGTGAGAGATCGTACACGCTCAGTCCTGCTCACTGGCCGCCGACGTCGGACCACCACGGGAGTCCGTATGAATGTGGCCATCATAATGGCCTCTCAACTCTGCGAGCGAGCCATGGCTGTCATATACATCTCCGGCGACATGCAAGTCGCCGGAGATTTGGACGGTGCCATTGTTCAGGAGCTTCAAGAAGCTGCCCGACTGATGTACCAGCCATAGCTCTCCAGACGGCGCCTGCGGCGAACTCGCGACATTGCTGAAAGCTCGACCAACGACAACACCGTGCTCCGCATCTCCCTCCTGACACAATACAAACACCTGATCACCAGGCGCCGGCGGGCAGCTCATGCCCCAGCCGGCACCGACCCACGGCGACAGCAGAGGCAACCAGCCGCTTAACACCGACTCCGGCTGCAACATTACCCGAACCGTGGCATTTACAGGATCAACAGAAGTAACCAAACCAAAGCGTGGCTGAGCCTGAATCTGATCGAGGCGGCCTGCTTCCGCTTTCAATGCGTTAATGAAGCGATCCATTGAGCTTACCCGGTCACGCTGCCGACGATATCCGCCGGCGTGGTCGAGGTGGTGCGAGGCGAAGTATTTTTCGCCCGCACGTGCTGTACAAAGCCTCTTTCAAGTGAAAGATGCCGTTCTATTGTATCGATGAAGTAAAGCTGATCAAAGTCGGTTTCCGTTCCGATCAGCTGGATCATAGAACGTGGATCGAGCGTAAGATCGCCAGGCATCGTAGCTTCCCACACCCGTTCATGCTGAGCCAATTCAGCGGCCTTCTGTTGTGCCAGCTTCAACGCATCATCCATCGTCAAATTGGGTCGGACGAAGACGTAGTGTTGCGGCGGACCGGATCGCCCTGTGCCGCCAGTGCCGCCGCTGGTCCGACCGGATGCACGTACGGTCTGGGTGAACGCATCCTGCTGGCGGCTATTCCAACTTTTGACCGTGACTACGATATCCCGCGCCAAAGTCAACGAGCGCTCCAGCCTAAGGTCTTGAAGCTGGCCGGGCGTTAACGTGCAGGGAGCCGATAGTGAACCTGCCGAAGGCTGGAAATAGAGGGACGTCCCGGTGACGAAGACGTCGAATCCTTCCTGACCAGCGAGGAAGATCAATAGGTCCCATTCAGTCATGGATCGGCTGAACTGATTCAGCGCGATCCGATCGTGTTCATTCTGATAATAGCGACCAACTGGCGTAGTCGTTGCCGTGATGATCGGTGTAAGATTGTGGCGTTGAGCTAGTATTGTGGCGATCTCGCTCGATGTCCGGTTGGCAAAGGTTTCCTGCGTGCGGTTATCGATCAGCGCTGCTGTGAGGTCGCGACCTTCTATGTGTAATGTGCTTGTCAGCACATCGATGGAGACGACGTCAGCTAGCCCCTGGATGAAGCTGATGAAGGTGGACCCTGCATCAAGGCTAAATTGAACGTCGACTAGGATGTCTGTCTGCGACGCCCAATAAGTGGAACTAGCCCAAAGATCGACACCGAGAGCCACGACAACGCTGAATCGATCAGCGGCATAGTGGTTATTTGACAGCACATCCGCCGTTACGACTCCCCCTATGACCGCTCCGTTAGCCAGCAGGCGCAACCGCGGCGCCCGCCACGTGGATTCGAGCGTCGGGACCGCCGTTTGCCATCCAACCGAGCCATCGACGGTCGGAGTACCGATGTCAGCGAATATACTGTTGCTCACCGCGTCACTGGGCGGCAATGCCGCCACCGGCGTTCGCGTCCACGTCGGGGATCAATAACGTCACGATGCCGGTTAGCATAGGATCATCGATTACGTTCAGCTGTGCTATCCTGATCCACTGCGTCGCATCATTTAGCTGCTGCGCGGCGATCTGGAATAGGTTGCCTCCAGCGACCGTAATAGTCATCATGATCAGGTGCTCGCATTCGACAGATTTGTTGCCGCGCGTCCAAGATATGCCTGCGCTATTGTCAGTTGGCCGAGCTGTTGCGAGGCACTGATGGCAGTGGTCAGATTGGTAACTCCAGCTGAGGCACTTCCTGGCGCGTTTATTGTGCTGATTGGCAATGCGGCTCCCGCCCCGTCGACCGCGCTGCTGAGGCTGGACTGCGCTGCTGAGAGGCCCGACTGTGCGGTTCCATAGGCTGCGGTATCCCTTATCGTTGCCGATGGATCCGACAGCGTCGACTGTAGAGTTGAGATATCGACACCGCCCGCAGCCGCCTGGGTTATCGCCGCGTTGACATCGCTCAGCACGGAAGCACCCAAGGATAAGGCCGCTTCAATCAGGGCACTGGCCTCATCGCGTAGCACTGTGCAGGTGATTTTATATGGTATCCAATTGCTGGTGGCGTAGTCGGCTTGAAATCGACTTATTATGACAGTGTAGAAAAACACGTCCCAGGTCAGTGGAAGAACCAAACCTGAGACCCGCATTTCGTCAAGCAATCGTGCGCGTAGTGTCGCGTCGTCGCCGCTGAAGATACCAGCAAAGGAGATATCGGCATCATCGCGTCCAAGTGCATCAATGACCCTGACGCCACCAGGAAGGCGATGTACAGCTAAGCGCTGCCTGCCACCGAAATTGATCCCACAAGGAACCTCGAAGTCTTGAAAGGTCACCGGCCCGAGGAGAAGCGTTGTATTCGTCATCGCATGGTGTTCGGACTAAGGAGTTGACGCGTTGGATACCGTCGTCACGGTCGTAAAATGCTCAATGATGCCCAGGAATAGTAGCCTTGGATTGTGATGCCACACGGCTTGCGGCTGACGTCAATTAGCATCAGGACGACCGACATTTACGCGGGTGAGGCACGCCTCTGTGTCCCGCAGGCATCGCATCAGTTGCCGATCGGCGCACCCACCCAGCTAGGCGTCATTCGTGGATCAAAACCTGTGGCGCCCGATTGCGGCCGAGTCACCTGGCGCTCAATGTATCTCGTTACCCATCTTCCCAGTAGTGCGCCGTCCAGATGGAGTTCCGCGTGCACCGGTCTATCTGACTGGGGTGGAACCGTGGGACTATCAGCCGAATCAGGCTGGGCCGATGGGGGCGTCCTTACTTCGGCAGAAGAAACCTGCCGCTGCATGGGGAGTAGCGGCGCGGCCGACTGTTGCGACGATGCTGGTGCGCCGAACGATGGGGATCCAGGCTGCAAAGCAGGTCGCCGCGGCGGCGGCGACACAGCCGTCGATAAGGGCCGTGCAGTCGGAGAGACTTGCTGGGGAGGCTCCAGCTCCATTGAGGATGTGTTCGACGAGGGGAGATATGGGGCCGGAATACGGGGTACATTGATTATCGCTTTTGATTTGTCCGGCAGATGGGTGGGCGATGCAGGTGATTCCTTTGTCGGCTGCTGCGAAGCAGGGGGTGCCGCGGGCGCCGCGATTGCCGTTAGCGGCAATGGTGGCTGCACGACCGACACATCGATCGGCGGAGGCTGCGATGGCGTAGGAATGGGTGCGCTGACGTTCCGTGCCGATGCTGCCTCCTGCACCGTCAGTGGTGATACTGATGTCGATGCCGGTCGGATCGGTGTCAAAGATCGTGCGATGGCTGCGAAATCAACTGGCGGGACTTTGTCTTGCGGCTCCCTCTTGACGCTTGGCGCAGGCCCCTCTGGTCCTATTGACAGCTGAACAGGGCGCGCCGGATCCACCGGCGCCGCGGTCCGAGCGCGAGTCGCTTGCGGCAGTGCCAAGGGCGTAGCGGCTAGCGTATCGCTTGGCCGGAGCAGCACAGCGCTCAATGCGGCCCCTGGCACCCCAGCTTCGGGTTTCGGCACGGCAGTTTGCGGTTCGAGCGCCGGGAACAGCGACGGCGTGCTCACAGGAGCCGTACCGATCTGTGCTACATTCTTGATAGCAGGCAGCGAAAGCGTTTGAGGATCACGGCTCAGGGGCGCGAAAAGCCTCTCAGTCTGACCAGGCCGAACAGCTTGCACGGCCAATCCCGCCTCGGTTGCCAATTCGCGAAGCTGGAGCAGCCTCGCCTCGCTCTGCGCGACGGCGACGTCAAGTTGCGCGAGATCTCGGCGGATCGCCTCGATGCCCTCGGAGACGCCGTCCTCCAGCGCGAGCGTTACTCCGATCGTGTAAGCGTCGATCATGTCAATGATCTTCGATATGGCGTGCCAGTGACGCTGCTATCGACTGCACTAGATGGTTGGCAGCGGCTGCAGCTGTGGCAGAAAAGAATGGGCGTGGCGGATCTGTCCGCGTGCCGAGCTCTTGATCCACGGCAACGTCACTAGTCGAACCGACGATGGCCATAGTGCCATCAATGTTGTGGCCAATTGAATCCCGCAATGCACCAGTCTCTAGCCACGGCATGCTATGGTCGATACTTGCTGGTTGCGACAGCACGTCCACAACCTGGGACTCAAGCTCCTGCGCGACCACCCCTAGTGCGTCGGCCATCGCCCTTTCCCAGCCAAAGCGGACGAGCCGTATTTCAAACTGTCGCAAACCCCGGATGAGCGTCATTGCTGGTCCGTCCACCGCATGCTTTGCCAATCGAAGACATGCCCGGCAAGAGTGCCGAGAACGACCACATAAGCCAGCCGCTCATCGTCTGGGAGGCTGAAGGCAACATCGAATGGCACCCCATTCCTGACCAAGAAAAGGCAATCGATCAGGTCGGGGTGCCTGCTCAGTTTCCCGCGCTGGCCACCAATCCGCTTTGCGCGACAGATTCGGGCCGAAGCGCAGCGGCAACGGTCGCGATACCCGCATCCCCAAGTCGCGCTACCATTGCTTCTATTTGATGCTCGGTGGCCGGCAGCGGTACTGGCACATCGTCTATGGCAATGACCGACGATGCCAAAAGGGCCATGCCAAGCCACGGTTCGTTTTGCGCTAGAATAGGCCCAGCTGCCTTGAACAGTCTCAGCTTGTCTAGTGCATTCAAGCGTCGCAGCGTCAGCCGCGTTCCATCCGCCGTCGTCGCTACCTGCTCAGATGCAGATGCAGTCAGTATGCTCGATGCTGGCCCCATGACCTATACCCTTTAAATTCGCATGCGTCGCGAAGCAAAGAAATCGAGCTTCTGCTTGACGCTAGCGTCGCCCTTCCATTGACCGGCACTCGAGAGCCGGAACGTGACGCTTTCATACTGATAGGTAGATGTGGAGCCGTCGGTCTCAGTGATATACTGGTACATTGTGCCAAGACTGGGCTGGCTACCATTGTAGTAGGCCTGTTCCGCAGAAGATATGAAGTCGTCGGCAACGGAATTGCCGCGCTCGATATCGAAGCTGCCCTCCCACCCCTTCGGAAGTTCAGCACCCATCTGCTTACCGTCGAGACGATCAACACGCACCGACTGGGTGAGCTGGCGCGCCTCGAAGCCAGTGACATGCGAAAGGTCAATTCGGCCGGAGCCACCAATGACCACCAGTTGGGTATCGCGACCAACCGAGAAGTTGTTCAAAGCCATGATCCGATCTCCTTATGACGTTTGCCCGCTCGGCAGCGTCTGGACCGACACCTGTACGGTTTGGCCACCTTCAATGTTGACGATGAATTTCTCATTGATCGACTGATATTGCACCTGCGCATCAGACTGGACGTAGCCGAGGCTTGTTCGCGAGAGAGGATTGTTGGATGTATCACACACGACGCTGAACGGCTGGCTTCCATCCGTGCTGCCTAGTAGGCCCTGACCGAGCATGTTCTGCAGAAAGCTGAGCTGAGTCGAACGAATCTGCTGAAACAGGTTGGCATTAATTACCATGCCGACATATTGACCCATGCCAGCGGCCAACGTCGCTGCAATATAATTCGTCAGGCGGGTGTAGTTGTCACCATCGATGGCGGTATTGGACGAAGAGTTATGCCCACCGCGAACCCCCCAGTAGCTGCCCCCAGGTTGTGGATTGGCGATCACGTCGATTCCGGCGCTGAGCAGAGCGGAGAGATCAGCCGAGGAGTAGCTGGTTGTTTGTCCAGATCCTGGCAACCCTGATTTCTGACTACCGATCACGCCATAGAGCTGTTTGTTGAGGCTAGACTGCTCAGGCGAAAGATTGGCGAGACGACCGGCTGCAAATCCCTGCGGAGAAACCAGGCGGATGACGCCATTGACCTGGTCAGACCACCACAGCCAGTCTCCAAACATGAGCTTGGCCGCATAGGAATCAAGCCCGACCTGCTGTTTCATATTAACGGCGTTGCTGATCGTGTCACCAGCTGGCCCCGTGAGCATCATGTAGATGCCCTCTTCCAGACCGAAGCCGGCCTGAGTGGTGTATTGAGTCGGGTCATCTGCATCGGCGAGCAGCGCTATTCCGCAACCTTGTCCGCGCAAAGCGTACATTCCATGACGGGGCAGGATATCCGACCCGACCAACGTCAAGGCGGTAATGTTACTCGCGCCATCGGTCCCTGGATTCCCGCTGCCCAGGCTAAGCGAGAAGGCTGCAGGCGCCGCCGTCGTGCCATTGGCGCTGGCAACTACAAGCTGTGAGGGACCACGCAACAGACCCTGACCTTGATTGACCGCTGCAGCGAGTGCGGTCCAGAACGCGGCACCGGTGCCAGATACATTGTCATAAACCTCGGGCGCAAGGCCCGGCAGAGCAACCGTCAGCCGCCAAGTATTGGCTTGCGACCCCGCCCCCATTGTCAAGACTATCTGGTTACCCAGAGAACCAGTATACAACGCGGTGAATATGAACGTCGTACCATTGATGGCAGCCTGGGCAGCGGTATCGGTGCCGTCCGTCGCACGGACGCAACGGAAATCCTGGGCGCCCTGCTGCACTGCAGTCGCCACCTGAGTGCCCATATCATATTTGCGTGCAATGATAGGGCCAAAGGTCTGCGCGTAATCCGACATCGTCGCCGTAATCACTGGCTGACCGATCGGACCCCAGGAAGCAGTGCCCACGACGCCGACGATGTTCGTTGGCACGCCATTAAGCACGAGGTTTTGTGGTGGTACAATCTGAACATACAGATCAGGTACCACGAGAGCAGTGGTGTTGATGCTTCCCTGCTGGACAATGGGCATTGCTTAGCCCTCCTTCTGTGACGGCACGGCGACACGTACGACGTGAGCCGCTTGTTCGCCTCGGAGAATGTCTGCAATCTGTGCCTTATCAGTAACAACATCGCCCCGGGCGAACCCACTGAAGGGCTTCACAACGACCAAATGCATATCCATGATAGCTCCAAAACTAAACTATATAATCTTCTGCATTGAGATCGAGACTCCCGAACAGCATTGAAGGCTGCAGCGAGGTGATCGTCGTCGCGTACTCGACGGTGTAGATCAGGTCACGACGGTATAAAATTGCATCCTGAGACTGGTCGAACACCGTGCTTCCCAAGAAGATCAGCCTAGCTGCGGTACTGTCCGGCATAGTAATAAAGTACATGGTGGCGAGTGCCGTATCGATGGCGATTGCCACAGCGTCGCGTAACGACGGCGATGGGCACCAGCAAATAATGCGGAAGCTTTGCGTCTGGCGGCGCACTTCCATGAGGCCGGGTGCGTCGGCCACAACCCGCGCCAGCACGTCCCCAGCACCCTGGAAAATCAGCGTCGCGTAGGAAAGCGTCACGATGCCATCGGCGCGAGCCAATGCTGCAATGTTCGCGGCGACCGATGATGGTGTGTCATTTGAGCTCGTCCGATAGACGTAGCTCCGCCCGTCGACACGAACGCCCGCCAGCTGCCCCATCGTGGAGGAACCACCAAATGTAACAATAGGCCCGGCAGTGGTTGCAGTCAGCGTTGGCGCCACCGGGGTCGTGGTCCACTCGTTGGGATATCGCGTTGTATTGCGTACTGCCGTGCCGGCAGGAAAGACGGTGACGTTGATTCGGCCGGCCGCAAGGTCCGAATTCAGTGCCGCAGCTTTTGGCCATCCACGATAGACGCGGCAGAGTGGTCCAGGGACGCTGCTTGAGCCGATACCATCGGGGTAAAGTGCCGCGGAAACGAGCGTAACGAGCTCGCTTTCCACGTCCGATTGATCCGCCATCAGGTGCTCGACTGCTGGACCGTGATACGCCAGCCCAGGGACGTAAGCTCTGCAGCCGCCACTGTAGCGTTTCGCCCCAGATCGTCCTGCATACGGTCAGCTGGCAACAGAACGACATCCCCGAAGGCCGGCATCAGTACTGTCCAGTAAGGCACCGATTGGTCGGAAGGCAAGTCAGCCGCCGGTTGTCCAGCGCCGCCAACACCAAGAATGCTAGCCGGCCAGCCCGTCAGCAGCGGCGTGTTGGTGTCCGCCGTTACGCCACTATACGAATTTACCCCGGCAGTCGACGGTGCGTCGGAGCGTGAGAACGAGATAAAACGGTCCGCTCTTACGCACAGCACCGGTAGAAGATCCTGTTGTGCGGCAATGAACCATATCTGGCTATCCTGGACGAGGTAGTCGCCGACCTGAGTGTAGGCAGCATCGAAGACGCCGTGCCACATCGCGGCCCCGTAACCATTGGGCGCAAGGAACCGGTTATCAGGGCCGCTGAAGGCGGCATGAAGACGAAGAAACCGATTGCTGGGTGAGATCGGCGCTGCAAAGCCTGAGGGTCTGTAGACATCCGTTGTTCTACCGACTTTTCGCGCGGCAACATTTAGTCCCCAGCGGATGCGATCTTGGATATGCTCGAGCGACATTCAGACGACGATCGTGATACCGGAGGACGCAAGGCCAGGACCCGGCGGAAGCCCAAAAAAAGAGCACAGGCGGCGACGCCAGTCATCAAAAAGCGTCGTACGATCAGGAACCTCGTCGCGATTATGCGTCCAAACCGCTGCTTGATCGGTGTCGAGATTCTGTGCGGCCATCGGTACAGCGGCTTCCAGTCCATTCAGAGTCGCCAAATACCTTCTGACGACAGTTTCCTCGGTACATGAAAGATTATTCATGCGGAACTCAAGAAGCCCGTACGCCTGGTAGAAACGCCAATTCTCGAAGCCCGCCGCGGTGCCACCATAGGCCGGATAACCGCAGAACCGCCGGATATCGGTCTTTTCGGAATCTGAAAACATCAGAGATAGGAGCCGTCGCCGCGCGTGAACAGCACGCTACCAGTGCCCGTGACCAAGACGACTGCGGCATACCCAATGACAGAGTTGACGCCGAGCATTACATGGGCGTTGGGAAGCACCGGCATATCTGCCGTTGTAGCGACGACGTTCGCATCTGAGCCGAACCTGACATATGCCAGAGACCCAGTCAGATTGGTGACAACAACCGAGTCTCCACCGCCCGCAAGTGCAATGTTGGCTGAGGCTGTAGTCGTATTAAGCGAAACCGTCCCGGTGGGGCGGAACGGCATGGTGGAACCGGAAGCCATCTGTGTGCCATCCTGTTTTACCGTGAATTTAGCTTCGCAGCACGACGCACTCGTTCTAGCCGATATGCTCAACCATCACGGCGCGTTTGAATGCAGCGTTAGAGGCGGTGGGGACTGTCGATGGATTGGTTGTGGTGTCGGACGGTGTGCAGAAACCGCCGATCCAGTACCAGGATTGGGCGATGATCTGCTGCAAACGATCGATCGGCTCGCGGGTCACCATCGCGACATCGTCGACGATAGTGACGATCGAGTCCGCCGGCGCCACATCTTCGGCTGCCATTCCGGCGAAGTCGCCCTCGATCAGGGCTCCCTGGCCGCAAATGATCGGACGACGCACCATCAGGCTAGGGATCGTCGGATGCGTCTGCACGAACGCCTCGGTTGTAGGTATGAAGCGGAGACCGAGAAAACTGTTCACCATCCCCTGGCGGAAAACCTGGTTCATCGAGGTTGCGCCCTGGAAGAGCTGTTTGAAATCCGGATCTGCGAACAGCTGCCTTGCCGAGACGGGGTCAAGATAACAATTATACACGCCATCGATCTCTGGCACGGCATTGATTCTCAATTTCGATACTGCATCCAGAAGATTACTCATGGTCAGCGTATCGCTGGCCAGAAGTTCGCTGGTGTTGCCACGCTGTGAAGGACGGACAATGACCGATGCTGTCGCCGCCGTGACAGTATTTCCCGCCGTACCGTCGGCAACGGAGACACTCGTCGCGAACGTCAGGATGCCAGAGACGCCATTGGGCGCAGTGGAGACGTTGGTAGAGTCTGCTGCAGTGCCAACGACTGTATAGGAGTCGCTGCCTACCGTAACCAGCAGCGTATTCGTCGCGCTGACGGCAGTCTGCACGCCGTTCACAAAGGCAAATTGGAAGCCCCGAATATCGTCAACCAAGAGATTGACGTTCGCCGAAGTAAGCGAGACCCGCACGCGGGTATTTCCGCCGAAATAGGCGTTAAACAGTGCATTGCGCGCAATCTCGTCCAGGCTTCGGCCGGCCTGCTCGCCATTGACGTATGCATTCTGCAGGAACTGGCTAGCGATGCCGACACGGCTTGTCACCATGTTGAGGTCGGTGGTGGCCGCGTAGTGATTGATGGACAGGGTATATTGCTCGACGCCCCAGTTCGTTGGCGTCAAGCCATTGTCAAGATTGGTATTGGTGGCCGGCGCCAGCGGCGTTGTCACCGTTGGCTTAAGTCCGACCCGGGTCTTGGTGAGCGTCTCACCAATGCCGACAGCAATTATCTCGCGATCCGCGCAGGCCCGATAGCCAAGGCGCGAGCGCAGTGCCTGCTGAAATTCACGCTCCAGGAAACCCTGCTGAATGATCGGCTGCAATGCCGGCGGAAAGTTCTGAATAGGCATGTCTGGTGTTACTCCTTCGGATCGGATTTTTGGCCGTAGTCGAGGGACATCAACGCCGATGCTTCACGATCGCGGCGCGGGCGGCGCGATATTCCGCCTCAGTCATTTCGGTGGCCATCTTCTGCTTTGTCGGCGTCGCAGGGGGGGGGCTGGTCGGGTTGGAGGATGAGGGCGGCGCGGCTGCGGCGAACAACCATGGCTTGCTCTTCCGGAGATCCTGCATCAGTACGGTGGCCCCCTCGACCTCACCCTGGTCGTTCAGCTTAAGAGCCGGCAGATCGATCAGACGAAGCCCGTCCAAGTCGATCATTCCTGCGCGCACGGCTTCTGCCTTCAACTCGGCACGTATGAGACGGCATTCCGTGTTGCGTTGCAGTTCCACCAACTGGCGTTCTAGAGCGTCGGCGCGCGCACGCAATTCGGCCGTCACAGCGGCGTTGGGATCTTCGGGCGGCTGCTCAGGAGAATTCGACATCAGACTATCCTTCCCGACTTCCAATCCGACGCGATGCGTGCCAACTCGCCAACGACATCAGCAATGTCATAGGTGTCGGCAATGGATTTGACGGCTGTCTCGCGGCTGATCTGGCCGGCTGCGGCCAAAGTCGAGAGCGTCTGTGCATCTTTCTGGCGATCATCGGCGGTCGGGGCATACCAGCGAGGCCACTTGAGGGAGAGGCGCACACTCGGGTCCAAGGGCGGTGCCGGCTGCCCCATGACTGTGAGGGGATACGTCTGCGCGGCACGCAATATCATTCGAGCGAGCTGGAGTAGCGCACCCTCTCCGTAGCTGATGCGCAGGTTGTCAGCGAGCCAGATCAGCCCTTGGTTCAGCAGTTCCAGCGCACGACCCGATTGTGCGGCAGAAACCCTGTCGGCATTTGCACGATTGCCATGGACGCTTTCCAAGGCGAACTCGCGCAGTGTGCGGACATATTCAATAACCGCCGCAGACGCGGTACCACCGATTTCCAGCAGTTTGGCATCGCCATTCTCATTTACGACCAGAGCGTTTCCCGCGCCTTTGACGATCTGACTGTCGGTCGAAGCCGGTTCCTTGATCAGTAGGGTCGGGTCGCTGCTGTATTTCAAACCTCTTCCTGCCTGGCTAAGCTGGTAGTCGATTTCAATCTGTGTCTCGATTGCAGCGCGAAATGTACAGGCACCCTCATCAGTGCTCCCGGTAGATGAAAGCCCAGGCAGGTTCCGGACCCACACGAGGGGGACAAAGCCTAGATTATGTTGCACGCTCCGTAGATCATCGATGACAGGATCGGCCTCATCGCCAACCGGAAACGGAACGAACCAGGTCTCGCTAGTACAATCCCAGGTTCGCATGAACCAGAAGTCGCCTTCGGAGTCTGCGAGTTCGTCATAACCGGAGGCTCCCAACACCTTACCGGCTACCTTGTAGCGCTCCGTTACCAAAGCGAGCGTATCGGGTTCGTCGACGGACCATGTCGGCGTGAGGTACGCAGTGTCCAACGCGGTTACGAACACGCGCCCGCGTAAGACCCGCAGCAGCAATGCCACGGATCCAATCGAACCGCGGATCGCCGCGTCGGTCATCACCTGATTGAGCCGCGCCTCACTGACAATGTCCGCTAGGACGTCGCGGGTTTGCGGATCAGAACAGTCAATTGTCGGGAAATGTCCCTCGCTAAACAATAGCGAAATGCTATCTTCGACCACCACACGGCACAGCGCGTAGCGCACCGAGGGGCGACGATCGCGCAGGGGTATGTAGTCGCCGCCTGCGCCCCGTTCCTCGTGGAACTGATACGGTAACGCGTCATAAAATGTACCCTCAAGCACCCGTCTCAAGATGTCGAGCATACGGGTCCGCGGCGCGTAATCGTTGTCGCGCGGAATGAGATCGCAGATCGTTTCGAACATTCGATGCCCTGACGGCCGGGAGCGAAATAGGGGAGCCGGCAGGATTGCCGGCTTCATGGGCTCGGTCGCGCTTATCGCGCGACGAAATTGACATTGAGACGCCGGGCTGGAGCACCGGCGTGAGCAACGCGTGCGAAGGCGCGTGACAACGCATCCACTTGGTCGTCCTTGCGACCCTGTGGGAAGTCACGCAGTTCCTCGGTGAAAGCGACGTTCCAGCCGGCGCGTACGATCGCTATGTTGCCGGCTTCCATCTGCGCCGCAACCGGGGTTGCCCGGGCGATTTTTGAACCGGTCTCAACGGATACGACGGTCTGAAAGCCTGCCAACTTGGCAACGTAATGTGAGGCGACGACCTTTCCGGCCGACCCCGGGTCCTGCGGCAATGATACCAAAACGTTCGGTCCGTCACGCCGGGCGGTATCTACCAGCGCGCATTCGACCTGCCATGCCGTGCCACGAAGGCGCACGACATCCAAAACTACAAAGCGTCCATCTGAGTCGCGGAGCAACTTCAGGCCGACACTCCAGTCCGGATTATTGTCATCGCCCTTCAATGTAGCGGCGAGGTCCCATGCACGGACCTGACGCGAGTTTCCGGGGTCGGGCGGCATGTCGAGGATCAGGATGCGATCCACCTTGAACAGGCCGCCTTCCTGCGGGCGTGGCGATTGTTGGAACAGGGCGTTCCACGCCCGCTCGCCGACCACTTCACGCTTCCGCATGAGCGCCGGTGCATCCTCCCATTCCGGCCACAGCGCTGCTCCGAGTGGCCGTTGCAAAGGATCGTTCGTCTCGGCCAGAGCCGGTAGCCGAAGAACACGCCACTGTGGACCGTCGTGGTTCAGCAAGCGGCCGCCAAGATCGTCTTCGTGCCAGCGGGTCATCACCAAAACGATTCGGCCACCAGGCGTCAACCTAGTGATTAGGTCGAAGCGATACCAATTCCATGCGAGTTCGCGGGCCGCAGGACTGTCTGCTTCGACCTGCGATTTTACCGGATCGTCGATGACGATCAGGTCTGCCCGACGCCCGGCGATCGACCCTCGCAGACCGGTCGCAAAGAACTGCCCCCCCGTGGACAGCCGCCAGCGCCCTGCAGCCCGATTGTTAGAGAGGAGCAGAGAGCTGAGTGACGAGATGTCATTGCTGACAAGTGCCCTCACTTGCCGGCTAAAATGTTCGGCAAGCGACGCCGTGTGCGATGCTGCAATTACGGAACTGGACGGGTACCTGGCCAACCACCAGGCAGGAAAAATCACGGACGTATAAGTTGACTTGCCTGAGCCCGGGGGCATCAGCACCATTAGTCGATCGACCTGTCCGGCCGCCAAAGCCTCGAGTTCCGCGAGCAGGAGGCGATGGTGGGCAACAGGCGCCTGCTGCGCCGGCTCCAATACGTGGACTGCCCAATCATGCAGACCTATTCTGACGCGGCTGCGTCGACCTGATTCCTGCGATAGGGTAGGCGCGTCAGTCGGTGAGCTCGGCATAGTCCGGGCGGCTCACTTGCTAGGGCGGCTGAACGGCATGACGAGGTATAACTGGTAGACGATAATGCGACGCGGCGGGGCGCGCTTGCCTCAGACCTTTCCTGGCCGGACTTCGCGAATTTCATTTCACGCCGTGTTATGCGACGTGAGCTATCATGGACAATGCGCATCAAATGATGGATTTTGCTATGGACGAGAGCGAAGCGGCGCTTGAGCGCCGCCAAAGCTTATCTCGCCATCATGCCGGCAAATATACGCCATGCTGGGGCAACTGGGCAAGGCATTTTTTCAGATGACGAGGCTTTTTTTCTTTAGCTGGCTGGCGCTTACGATTTCGGGCTGCCATAACGAGGCCGCAGATGCGCTGCAATCGGGGAAAGTGATGGGATTCATTGGCCTGGAGGGGCGCTGGGCTGGACCCGTTGTGCCGAATTCCGACGGCTGTGGACAGACTACCAAGGGTCAGATGTCGGTTGATCGAAGGACGTTCGCATTTGATCCCTTCCAGGGCACCACCGTCATCAGCGGCACGGTCTCCGACACCGATGCTCTGGAGGGATCGCTGTCACGTCCAGGCGGCGGGCAGGAGACGGTCTCGATCAGCTTCTCCGGTGCGGTCGATCAGCACGATGGCGGTGGGGAGACCATCGACGGGCAACTGTTGTCCGGACACTGCACGTGGGCGGTAAGTCTGAAGCGCGGGTAA